CCGACGGGATGATGACCGAGTACTTCTACGTTATGTGTACCGAGGAACGCGTGCGTACATGGAGAACCATATACCCACTGCATACTCGCAGCATTACTTGCGAGGCATCCATTCGGATGACTAGCAAGCAACGCGTAGAAGCCTCTTCACCTCTTGGGTTTTCCCTGTCTTGGGATAATTTAACTCCGAGACAAATTGCGATAGCAGGTGCTTTGGGCATCACCCACTCCTAACTGGAGATGGGAATGAACACCCTGTTTCGCACGAGCTGTCACAGTACATGTAATCTGGCTATTTTGGATAGATAGCTCAGTTACTGTGGCTTTACGATATCCACTCACTTAGAGGAGATCAACCACATGTTTTCAGACCCTCAATCCTTAACTGTTGCCACTGTGGCTCAGTCCATGCCGAGAATCGAAACATCGGGGCAAAAGTCGACCTATCAAAAGGCCGACCAAACCTTTACGTTTCAAATCTCACATCAGGCGACTTCGGGTAACCGAGTTCGCTCGATGGTGCGTGTTGACCAAAGAGCCGTTGTTCCCGATCCATTGACTTCCGTCAATGATTACGAGAACTTAGGCATTTACCTTGTTATCGATCGCCCGCTTGCGGGCTTTTCGTCAACTCAGGTAAATGATGTCGTCCAAGCCTTAAAGGCTTGGCTCGACTCAACAGCCGTTGGAAAACTTTATGGACGTGAATCGTGACGACGCGCTCTCTTAGAGAGCGCGGTGGGTTTCGACCCTTTAGTCACCATCCTCTTGGCCTTCGTAAGAAGGGTAGGAAGATACGTTCAAACAGTAATCCAGTAAAAAGAAAAGGAGACTATATGGTAAACCGTAAAACGATTACCACTAACGATGGAACCTCTACTAAACCTATCTCGTCGAAAAGCCCGGAGGGTAAAACCCACCGCGTTTCAGATGAGAAGAAGTTAGTTTTAGAGATCATCGAGACGACTTCACAAGTCGCCGCCTCTGCGTTACTCGCCCGTCTTCGAAAGAAGTTTGGCGGATAGTGCTTACTTTTTATAGGAGGGATGTGCATTGCACGGGGTCTATCACCTTGTGGCTTGATGCTATACCTCTTATATAAGGGGAAAGCATGAAAAGCAACGTAAGTGATTGCCTCGAAGTGATGGCTGGCATCTATCAAGATGCTACCATCAAGTGTACCGCTGACGTCTCTGATCATCGTGATCTTCTTACTTTGAGATCACGAACCGAAGCTGAAGGGTTATCGTTTTTGACGATAACCCTACCCGCCTTTTGCAAGGACTTCGAAAGAAGCCTAGCAGACGGGATTGTCGACTCAACAGCCTTTGCCGGCTTTCGCCGTGCGAAGGGTGGAGCAATCCCTGCATTTTTGCAAGGTATGCTCAGTCGCATCTTCGGTATTGAGACAGGAAGGTTGTTGTATGAAAACCCCCAAGAACAAACGACAATCATTGAAGGAATCAGGCAGATATGCCTGGCCTTTAAGAAAGTCGAGATGCCTTGCACCCCCAAAAGGGAGGCAAAGGCTCTTGCGAGTTTCGCACAAATTGAGCGCGAACTTCAAACGTTTTCTCTCCATGAAGATACCCGGCGGTTTTTCCGTCTCGTATCTACTTGTCTATGGGGTGACATGCTTCGTGACTTCAGTCATCAAAGCATATATCCACGCCATGGACCTGGAGCTACCGCTGAGAAGATTTCTGGAAACCAGAAATATAATTGGCGATATTGGGTGGAACGTCTCGAACCCTTCTTTCCTCTTGTTGGCACTGGTTATTCCATTGGGATATCAGTGGCACGTGAGGAAATCGAGAAAGTGAACGTTCTTACCACAGAACAAGAATTACCCGTTCGGGTAGTTTTTGTTCCGAAGACATTGAAGTCACCTCGTGTTATTGCCATCGAGCCAGCTGCTATGCAATATGCACAGCAAGGAGTTCGAGACTACCTTTATAGGAAGTTGAGTCATTACCGGTTTACGGCCGGTCAGGTGAATTTCACTGACCAATCGATAAACCAGACTCTGGCATTGGCGGCTTCGGAAAAAGGTCACTTGGCAACAATTGACCTTTCCGATGCAAGTGATCGAGTTCCACTCGACCTTGTTATCGACATGCTTAGCTGCAATCAGGATTTTCTTGACTGCGTGTTGGCTTGTCGGTCCACCAGCGCTAATCTCCCAAATGGTGAGTTAATCTCTCCACTTAGGAAATTTGCTAGCATGGGTAGCGCCCTTTGCTTTCCAATTGAAGCGATGTATTTTTACACAATTTGTGTTATCGCTTTGTTGAAAGCAAGGAACCTTCCTGTATCCACTGCATCCCTTGCTGAGGTGTGCAGTGAGATATACGTGTATGGTGACGATATAATCGTTCCATCCACGAATGCGGTAGAGGTCCTTGACAGCTTGCAGGAATACAACTGTAAGCCAAATTCCGCTAAGACTTTCTGGACTGGAAAGTTCAGAGAATCTTGTGGAACAGATGCTTATGATGGTTACGAGGTTACACCTACGTATATCCGTCATTTGCTTCCTTGTGACCGCCGTCAGGCCTCAGCTATTGCTTCTTGGGTTGCAGCGAGTAACGCGTTTTATAAACGCGGTTATTGGCGCACAGCCCAGTTAATCCGTTCTAGGATTGACTCCATTTTAGGGCCTTTGCCTTATTTGGCAGAAGACGCTGAAGGCCTCGGATACTTCTCGTTTCTGGGTTATCGATCCGTAGGCCGCTGGCACGAAAATGCCAAACAAGCTGATGGATCGATTAATACCTACCAGAGGTTTGAAGTGAGGACCTTTGTTGTGAAACCAGTTCATCGCACTGATGAGCTGAATGGGTATCCGGCACTTACTAAGAGTCTACTGAAGCTTGAGACCTCGGTCGCAAGCCAAGATGGCTCTAAGTATGACAAACAAATGGATTCTCTCGGATTAGGCATTTTAAAATTGCCAGTCCAAGAGTCTTCACCGTTTGATGTGACGGTACAGCGCGGAGCTGTAGCACTAAAACTCCGCTGGGTCCGGACGTAAAAGTCCGGGGGAAGGCTTCGCCTTTTGAGTAGGACCTTTTGAG